GGGCTTGGAGCAGTAGCGGCGCCGGGGAAGCCAGCTAAGTAAAACAACGAATGCGGGCGACCCGCGACTAGCGTGGGCGTGAGCGCTTTTGCGAATGGGACCGGAGGCTGCATTCCGGCAATCACTCCGTCTAGCGTCGTAATGGCCATGCGTTACCCTTTCCCAAAAAGCGCGACTAATACCCCGATAATTCCGACGAACAGCGTCACATAGACGCCCAGCATAGCAATCGTATTCTGTCGGCCTTGCTTGCGGTCGTTTTCCACCACATAGGCCCAATGGGCCTGCTCGTCTTGGACGTGCTTATGCAGCACCTCATGGCCGGATTCAATTCGATCGGATAGGGTGGCGAGTTGTGACACGAGATGTTCCTGGATGGTGTTGGCCGCCTTCAAATCCGCCTCAACGGATGAAATACGCCCTTCCGCATTGACGACACGGGCATGGACTTCGGACACGCGGGACTCAAGCGAGCGTAGCCCGGCGTTGAGGGCGCGCAACTCGGAAGGGGTGTCCAAGTCCGTCATCGCTTAAACATCGCGACCAGGCCGGCGGTCACCGTTTCGACGGCGGGCCATAGCTTCTCGAATGCAATCCCGGCATCCGTCGATACCGCATATGCGCCTTGCAAAACGGATTTGAGCGCCGCTAACTTGCTGGTGCCCTGGCCAGATTCCGGCATGGCGGTATCAAGCGCTTGGATGATCTGTACCAAAGTCGGGATCAGGCTCGCCAAGGTTTTTAGTATCGTGAATAGGTTCATTCGTTTTCCTTATTGCATCTGACAGCTAATCCGAATCATTACCCCGTCAACCCGATCCAAAACGGTCGAGATCTTTGAAAGGGTTGGGGTCTGGAGATTTGAATCGAACAGGGGGTAAATCATCGGTGGCCTGCACGTCATCGACGTGCACCCGCTCAGCAGGGCGGGCAGCATCAGCCACAGGAAAGGGCGCCGACCGGACCTCGATCCGGTCCGGGAACAGCACGCCGATTACACAGATGGCCGACACACCAAGTTTGATTAGCGCCTCGGCCAGGTCCGGGCTGATCTGCACGCCGAACGCGGTCAGCATGGCAATTAACGCCTGCCAGGTCGATAACTCGCGCAACCGCGCCAAGGCCAACCGAACGATCCAGCTATTCATTTCCAGCCCTCCATATTTGCTGCAAAGAATCTAGCCCGCGCCCAGACATCGGCGGAGTAGTCGCCGCCGGTCGATCCGACATCCATATTTGTTTGGGTGCGGACAAATTTGGTGCCCATGTTGTAGGCCGCGACAGCTCCGCGTAGCTCCCATTCCTCTGGCCAGGCGGGGGGCTGGAGCAGCATGATGGCCAGCTTTTTAGCCAGGATGCCGGCGGCTTGGCTGATGTGCGTTTCGGAGTCCGGGCCGTCCGACACGACTATCGTGTGATAGCGCTTGTCGATTTGCATGATCCCGAATGCGTTTCCACGGTCTCCGAATCCACGCCGCAGCGAGGCGCCGACGTGGCTTTCCCGGCTGGCGATGCCGGCCAGTAACGCGGGCGGGAGATCGTAGGCCATGGCTGCGGCGTCAAAGCGGGCTTTGATTGCCCTCACCCGAGCCATGTCTTTACGCGCAATCGCTTCTGATGCCGGTACGCCCAGGATAGCTAGCCCTTCCGCTTTCGCGGTGGCTTTGCTGGCGCCGCTGGTTTGGAGCGCGAATAGAATTCGGTTGTCCATCAGACCTCCATCAGCCGGATTTCATCGACGTAGTACCAGTCCTCGTCACCAGGATCGGCAAACCCGGAATCCAGCACCCTAGGGACCGGATGCGCCGAGACCGCGCCATCGGCTCCGTAGCGAGGCAGGACCGTAAAGGCCCGGCTGTCGTGCAGCGTCAGCGTGAGCCCAGATTCCGGGGCGGCGTCCATCGCCGCCATCAGGAATTCCAGCGCGGCCTTGGCCATCCAGGCGAAACGAATTCCGCCGACCAGCGTGATGGGCCGCCCGGCTTGCTTGGTCGCCTCCTCGACGATCAGCGCGCCGGTTAGGCTGTACTCGACCGACTGGGCGACCGGGGACCAAGCGTGTTCGTCGGACCATCGCAGTCCGTCCGGCAACGCAATGGCTCCCAGGGTGATGGCCATCGTTACGCAGTAACGCGATCAAACTGCCAGGGAGAGGTCTTGCCGGTGGGCATGATAAGCGTTCCCTCCAGGGAACCTTGGAAGTAGCCACCCTTCACAGGATCGACACTGCCACCGCTGGACAGGGACGCGCACCAGATGACCAGTCGGCCGGTTTGACCAGATACCTTCTCAACGGCTTGGCCGACAAGTTCGACATAGGCAGACTTGGCAAGACCGGCTAGGTACCGTTCCCAGGTCCGGGCGGACTTGGTGTAGCCGACTTTCATTCCAACGCCAACCGCATCAGAATGGATCGCTTTGATCATTCCATTGACCAGATCCATTTCGTACTTGGTGGACTCTACCGCCACGTCCCCGGAGGTTTTCAGGGTAATGGGAGTGCCGACGCTATCCGCAGAAATGTACTGATTGGACAGGGGCACCCATTTACCCAGAACCGTGGTTACAGTGTCATTGGTCACCGCGCTAGACGCCTGAACAACCTCACTCACGTCAGCGCCAAGTACCAACGCCAGGAATTCCGGCGTCATGGTGTCGAATTCCAACTTGATCTTTGCCGCTTCGGTGGTTTTTGGCACAGAAGCCAGGGCGGCGCCAGCGGTGGACGCCATGTTGCTAATCAACTCATCGAATTCCTGCTTGGGGGAGGTAATTTCGGAGATAGTGAAGTTTTGCGGGTCAGAATAGGAGGTGGGCGGCGTATTCTGGTCGGTACGGACGCCGGCCTTCAGTTCGCACCGGATATAGAGGCCGTTCGGGGTCGTGGACAAAGCCATGGGTAATTCTCCAGTCAGGGAATCCAGCGAATTAGGGAAATATCAATGGGCGCGGTCCAGGCCACCACCCATTGAGTATAGGAATTCAGGTTTTCAATCGGCTCGCGCTCTAGCCTTTGCAGCGTCGGAGTTTTTGAAAAGACGCCGATCATGCGGGAAATGACGGCCCAGACGTTCAGGGCTAGCAATTCGGCCTCGGACTCCTGATCTTCGTCCGGTGTGGGATAGATGATCCGGGCTTCCCAAGTAGAATCCAGATCCCGCGCATCGAGTGAGCGGGTGCCGTCCTCGCGGGACGCCCATTCACGGATGCGCCAGAAGTAGAGCGTGGGTTCATTAATCGACTCGTCTAGCAAGTCGGGCGCTTCATCCGTCAAATACGCGGACAAGCCGGGGATCTTTTTCGCCAATTCGGCGCGGTATTCAGCGGCTAAGGAGTCAAGAATTGACACGGCGGGCCGCCCTTTGCACGATTCGGCCTAGGGCCTTCTGCAATTCAAAATTAATTTCCTGGGTCGCGACGGTTTTAAGCCGTGCGCCGCCACCGGCTGCCGCTTGCTGCATGGCTTTGCGTCCGGTATCGGACCAATCGACTTTGACCTCCCGCATCCCGTCCGGGGTGCGCTGCATAACCTTGTCATACGTCCCGCCGCCGGGTTGAGATCCGGCGTTTTTGATGATGAACGCGCCGGGGAAAGACCGGCCGGCTACGACGACGGAGCCCCGATTGCGCCCCTGCTTGACTTGGCGCGGCTTGCCAAGCCGGCCCGCCGCCGTCTGGAACACGCCCAGCCAAATCTTTTGCTCGGCACCGGCTTCCTTGCGGTAGGTTTTCAGTCTCCGCTTGGTGACCTTGCTGGGGATCTTGGCTTCCGCCCGGACTTGGGCAGCAATTTCCTTATTCAGGGTTCGCGCCGTTTTCCAGTTCGCCCTGGCCAAGGCCCGCTCAATCGCCGCAGGCGTCAGACTGAGCCCGGTCAACAGCCGGGACAGATCGCCCGGGTCCAGGGTGACACTGAGGCCGCTCATCTGGGCCGCACCGGGTATTCCCGCCAGTCTGCCCCGCGATGGCGCGGTCTCTGGAGGTCGTAAGTTCTGAGGCCGACGGTCAGCCGGCCGCCCGGCACTAGGCCGGCCGCGTCTGCATCCGCCGGCGTGAGAGAAAACGTAGGCTCTACGAGATAAGAGGGCATCGCGCCCAGGTTCGGATCGGCTTCGCCCGCCGATAGGATGCCGCGCACCGCAACCGGAGCCGCCGCGCCAGGCGCCAGGTATTCGGCATCAACGCCGAATACCCGGAGGCTGGCGAGTTGCGAACGCAACTCTAGGGCGGCCCAGTCGGTCATCGCTTAGGTGTGGGTCAGCTTGACAATGGCGCGGGGGCGGGTGCAGATCGTGATCGGGTTGCTCTGCGCCTCCAGGTCGATGCCCTTGTTGAACTTGCGCGGTTCCTGCTTGGCATAGAACGGCATACCCAGGGTATTGACGGTTTCCATGTAGTCCGCCGGGCACCACAGGGTTTTGAACATATCGGTACCCAGCGGGATCAAGTAGGCGTCGTTGGTGCCAACGAATTCAGTGCTGCCTACCTTGCCGTACAGTTCGCGCCAGACGACGCCACCGAAATTAAATCCGGCGCGGATGTCGTCCCGCAGGATCGCGCCTTCCATGTAGCGATCAAAGGCGGCCTTGGTGTCACCGTGGGAGATGAAGTAGTCAAAGAAGCCTTCACCGCACAGAGACACGAAACCGGAGATCGGCACCGCGCCGGCGATGGTCTTTTCGGACAAGCGCTTGGCGGCCAGGATCAGCTTGCGAACGTCAGTCGTGGTCTGATCCAGTTCCATGGACTGGGTTTGCTGGGTCACGCCGAACTTGGTAAACAGGTTCAGCAACACGCTGCCATCGGCGTCAAGCACCTGGCCCTTGATGGCGCCCATGCGGTGGTAGGTGATGGTTGCCTGGAGGTTGCGCCGCATCTGATCCAGCTTTTGCTGGACAAGCCGCTCGACCATTTGCTGTTCGGACTCGGAACCGAATGCCCGGACGTTTTGCACTTCGTCGGCGTTGACGCCGGAGCGGGTTGGAAGATGCACGGCGCGCAAGTCCACGCCATCGCGCTTAGCGTTGGAAATCGGCAAGCCGGGGGCGCCTCGCTCGGCGGCGGGGACCAGCTCCAGGCTGTCGCCTTTCTTCTCCACCCAGGCGGTGGTGGTGGAAATGCTCTGTTCGTTGCCGGCGAAAAGCTGATCGATGACGCTCGGAACTGCTTGGCCTTCGGCTACCGTGTTGATGGACGCGGTTAAGGACGAAACGCTGAAGGCGTCGGTGTTGAAAATGTCAAGGGTGGCCATTCTGCGCTCCTTAGCGGACGATCAAGTTGTTGGTGGCCAGGGCGGCAATGCCGGCGGCTTTGTTCGGGTCGGAAATCCCGGATTTCCAGGTCAGCAGATCGCCGTTGACTTCCGCCATTCGGGCGACGATCACGCCATCGGCGTCGGCACCGGAGGCGTCCACCGCTTCGTACAGGATCGCGGCTGCAACCTCACTTCCGCCGGTAGCGCCGGGGGTGTGCTCGGTGTATTTGCCGGAGGCGGTCACCTGGCCTAGGACCTTGCCAGCCGGGTAGGAGCCGCCGGTAACGGTGACTGTTTCGCGGGAAATGGCGCCATTGCCTTCGGACAAAATAAATTCGCCCGCATAGCAGGCGGTTTCAGTGAGAGTCGTCATACGGGCTTCCTCTGGGCGCTGTTGCGCCGGTCGATAATTTCAAACACGTTCAAGTTTTTTGCTGCGGCGGCGCGGGGCGGCTGGCTGCCGTGGTCGGCGCGGATACGCATTTCCCCGTCCACGAATTGCAGGGACAGGGCAGCGCGCAGGGCTTCCACCGGGCCGGCCAGGGCGCCGGCCAATAGGCGGGGCTCGTGTTCGGTGAGCCCGGCTGCGGCAATCAGATCCCGGACCCGTCCGGCCAGGGCCAGCCGTTCCGCGACAACCGATTCCGGGAGGGCCGCGTCGATAAATTCCGGGGCCAACTGCTCCACATGGGCGGCGCGGCAGGCGGCAATCACGGCGCGGGCTTCCATGGGAGCGGGCGCCGCCGGCGCGGCAAGCGCGGCAGGCTTGGCGCGCTCCAGGTGATCCAGAAAGGCTTGTTTGGCTCCGGCTAGCATCCCGGCCGGGTCCATGGCAACGGCTTGGACGGGCTCCTCGATCCGATCCGCCAGGCCCCATGCGACGGCTTGTTCAGCCGTGATAGTCGTTTCCTTCGACATCATGGCGAGGATTTCTTCCCGGCTCAGCTTGTCCCCGGCCTTGGCGGCGTAGGTGTTGGCCAGCGCATCGCGCATGGTGTCCAGGCTGTCGGCCAAGTTCAGGGCCTTAGCCGCAGTCGCACGCATTTCCTCGGAGTTCTTGTAGCCCCATGCGTCTATTAACGCGGCGGGGTCGTGAATCCAGAGGGTAGAGTTGGCCGGCATGACGGTCTCATGGGCCGATACGGCGATGATGCTGGCGATGCTGGCCGCCTGTCCGTCAATGATCGCCGTGACTTTCGCGGTGCGGCGCTTTAGCTCGTTGGCGATTTGAATCCCATCGGGCACGGACCCGCCGGGGGAGTTGATGTGGAGTTCAATCTCGACATCCTCGCCCAGCGCTTGCAGGGTGGAGGAAAAGGCGCGGGCGGATACCCCGCTTTTCTCGCCACTCCACCAGTCGGTAAACTCACCGATGGAGTCGTAAATGTCGAGGCGGGCTTTCTTTTCCGCCGCGTTGAAGTTGACAAGTCGAAACCAGCTGCTCATGCGGCGGCCCCTTGAGTAAAATTGAATGGGTGCATTTGATCCTCACTAATCTGCCGGTCGATCTCGTCGGCAGACGGGCCGGGCTGTTCGTCTATCGCAATCTGGCGGCTGGTCAAGCCCGCGTTGATCGCTGCGGTTTTTGCCTGCACGTCCTGGAGCGGATTGACATAGGCCCAGCCATGGGGGCGGGCTTGCAGGGCTTGATACCCTGGCTTATTGGTTGCGTACCCCGGCGCGTTGAGTGCTCCGGAGAAAACCGCCGCGTCGAGCCACCAAGACCAAACCCGCGAGCAGATTTGGAAAATCAGCAAGTGGTCTTGGGCCGCTTCGATGCTGCGTCGGAATTCGTTTTGGATTGCCCTGACTAATCTATCGTTGACCTTTGACCAGTCGCCGGTAGCCACTTCATAGGGCACACCAAACCCGGCGCATATTTTGAGCAGAGTCTGGCGGGAGTATTCGGCCAGGCCGGCGCCGTTGTCGTCGCCGTCGAATAGTTCCAGCTTTTCGCCGGGGGCCAGGGCAATGAATGAGCCCGGTTCGACGTTGGATTCTGGGTCCAATGCGCCGGTCAAGGTTTGTCCGGTGAAGGGATCGAACTTCCAGTCTGACTCGAACGAGTCGCGGTAGATTGCGCCGGTGAAGGGGGCGCGGGTCTGCTTGCGGACTAGCTCAGCGTCTTCGTAGCTGTCGAACGTGTGCGCGCCCAGCAGGGACCGGGCCGAGTTGGGCTCGCCCCGGCGTTGTCCCGGTCGGGTCGGCGCGAAATGGTGGATGACGTCGCTGGCGGAAATTCGGACCAGATTTTCAAATCCTGTTCGTCCGTCGTCGTTTGGGTGCGAGGTGTGCATCCAATAAGCGGCGCGGGCACCGCGCAGGTTGTATTCAATTCCGTCCCGGACGTAGTTGCCGTTATCCAGATCCCGCGAATAGCCCAGCGGGACGTATTCAGCTTCCAGGACCTGGATTTGCATGGGGACGGCCAGGCCCAGAATGGGATCGCGGCGGCGACGACGGATGAAAACCTCACCCGCCACCCGGCGCGCCCGCACGGCTTGGGCTTGAATTCCGCCGAAATTGAGCAGTCCCTCAGCGTCGAGTTCTTGGGAGGATCGCGCCCATAGGCGGTTGGCCGCTTCACGAAATGCGAGGTCTTCCGCGCGGGATCGGAGAGTGACGCCAATCCCGACTTCGTTGGATACCTGCCGGTCCACCGCAAGCCAGAGCCAGGCGTTATTGCGGTCGGCGGCTCGGCTGCGGTTGCGCAGGGTTTCCAGGCTATAGGACAGGGAGCGATTCGGGCCGGAACCCGGCGCGGTGATCGTTTTTGAGCGCCGTCCCGTGCCGGCGGCCTCATAAGATGAGGCGCGCATCGGGATCCCGATGGATTGCATGGCGCGGCGGAATACGGCGGGTAGTTGCATCAAATCCCCTTGCGCACGTTAACTCGGAATACGCGCGGGCGGCGCAGGTCGGAAGCTTGGGCTAGCTCGTCCTCAATGACGCGCTTGGCGCGGAGTAGATCATTCATGCTCCGATAGACGACTTGGCGGCCATCGTCAAACGTCACCGACAGCTCGCCGGTGGCGATATGGGCCTTGATCGCGTCGAGGTCGGCTTGGGTATAGGACAATGAGCGCGCCTGAATAGGTTGAGCTTGTAAATCCTATTTTAGCACTGCAATAAATTGGATCTATGGGTATATATGGAGGTTTTATTTGATTGTTGGGGGCGTCTAGCCGGAGCAACTGGAAAAAATAGCTGAAGAAGGAACAGGAAGATTAAAACGATGAAAAGCGCTGAATTCGCATAACTCACCTGCCAGAAATCCTCGAATTTCTACGTAGGTCCAGGAGGTGCGATGCGAATATAGTGGCGATACCAACACACACAGGTATCGCCGATGAACGCCCAAGCTATTACGACCGAGCGCCTAGCTGATTTTTTAGGGATTCGCCCCAATTCCATTCGCATTCGGCTGTGCCGCACTGGCTCATATTTCGGCCTGCTACCGGCAAAGCTACCTAATGGTCGGCTGTTGTGGCCCGCCGATAGCATCGAGCGATTGATTGGTCAGAAGGAGGCGTCCAAATGACGGAAAAGCTTGACTCCTAGCGAAGGTTTGGCTAGGATAAGCGAGCCTGTCAAGAACGCATAGGCCGAACAGCTTATGCAACAAGCGTCCTAGTCGGTGTGCAAGCCGACTAGGGCTTTTTCTTTTACGCCATCCTCAGCCTAACCCGCCTCCCCTGCACCTGCCTCTGCTCCACTTGCGCCGGGGCGGCTTGCCCTGCTCCGGTCACCAGGGGGTTTTTGTCCCATTCGTCGGCCCAGGGGGGCGGGTTTGTCCAGTCAATGGCGCGGCGGGAGTTCCACGCGCCCGCTTCCCATTCGGTCAGGTGTTGGAGGGCGATGTCGTAGCCCAGCAGGTCCCAGGCTTCGTTGGCGCGGCGTTTTTCCCAGCGCTGCGGGCCGCGCGTTTCGGCGCACAACTCCTCGAAAACTTCGTCATCGATCCAGGCCGGCAGGTGGATATAGCCGGGGCCTGGCTCGTCGCGTTTGAGGTCCCTGTCTAATTCGTCCTTGATCGCCAGGTTGTTGACCAGGATCAGCGGCACGTCTCCCACGGCGCGGGCGGTGCCTGGGTTGCGCTTGGAGTCAACATACGTCCGCCGGATGCCGGCGCGGGTTTCTCCGCCCGCCTCGCCTTTGAGGAGGCGGAATCGGTCGCCGTTGCCGAGGCTGCGCTGGCGTAGCCAGTAGGTGTAGGAGTTGCGGGTCACGGACTCGCGCCCGCCGATGGCGCCGGCGCCACCGGAGTCGCAAGCGACCAGGCGGACGCTCATTTCCCGGCGGCTGCCGTCGGCCAGCGGATAGCGCCGGGCTAGCAGGTCGTCCAGGGCGGCCCAGTCTTCCGGGTAGCTCATGGGTCCTATGGGCTGGGGGTTGCCGTCCAGGTCCCGGCGGTTGGGGGCATCAAGGATTTGGTATCGGTCGATGAGCCAGCGTTCCCCGTCCACGCCGCGCCCGATGACCTGGACCACAAATCGATTGTGCTGCACGTCCACCACGCCATGCAGGTAGCGGACGCCTTCTGGCACAAATCGCTCTAGCCAGTGTTCGTCGGCGGCACGTTCGCGTAGCAGGCTGGAGGATCGTTCGGAGCGCAGCGCGCGGGGCAGGTAGGGCATCCCTTCCCCGGTGTTGGTGTGGGTGATGAGTGCGCCGTCGTCGCCGGTGGCCTCGAACGTACGCATGGCTTGAAGGTAGTCGCGCACGAGATCAGACCAGGGCTGGAAGGCGGCGGCGCAGCCTTTGAGCCAATAGGATCGATAAACGGATTCCGGCGGGGTGCCGACGATGCGGCCGTCTGCATCCATGGTGCAGAGGTCCGGTAGCCATCGGGCCGGCAGGTTGTTGGGTCCGCCCAGTTGCAGTATGCGCTTGTCTTCTGGCCTGAAGAACGCGCCGCAGGCCCGGCAGGGGACATAGGCGGATCGCGCGGCTTGTTCGATGTCGTCGCCGGGTTCAAATTCTGGCCGGGGAGGCGGCTCAAACCAAGCGCCGCAGTGCGGGCATTGCCACTGCCAGCGGCGGCGGTCGCCACGGTTGTAGAGCGGCATGATCCCACCATCGCAGGGCGGGGCTTCGTGTGGCGTGGAGGGCTGCCAATCGGGTTTGAGGATCGGGCGCTTGGGGCTGCTTTCCGCCATGGTCTTGCCCGCGCTCAACAGGTGGGCGGTGCGGCGCCGGCCGAGGTCGAATATCAGGCCCTCGCCGGAGATGTCCCGGCTCATGGAGTCGTAGTCGCTGAAGCCGATGTAGCGGGCGGATCGCTGGGAGAGCTTGGCCGAGGTGGGGTAGGAAAGCTCTAGGCTATGGCCGTTGTTGTAGAAAACCCGCGTCAAGCCGGTGTCGTGAGCCCGGCTGGATAGGTACTCGGCAACCGCCGGGCTGTGCTGGTGTAGGGATCGCAGGTTGTCACGGACAAAGGATTTTTTGTTGTCCTCTCCGGCAAAGTAAAAGATCATTTTGCCGGGGTCGGCGGTTAAGGCGTGGGCGAGCCAGCCGACCATCAGGGCCTCGGTTTTGCCGGTGCGGGCCGGGCCGACGAACACCACGCCGCGCAATTGGCGCATGGACAGGGAATTCATGGGCTCGACGACGTAGGGGGCCACGTCCGGATCCCAGGGTATCCAGCCGGATTGGGTCTGGGACCTGACTACTTCGCGGGCCGACTGGCTAACGGGTATCCGGCGCGGGCTCCGCGCCATGCCGGACGAGGCGCGCATGGGCTCGGTGGAGTCGGCGTAGGATAGGCGCGCTGGGACTTGGGCTTTAGGTCTCGCCACTGATCCTATCCGCCGCGTCTAGGAGCATCTGGCTAAGCGTGTCGCGGGCCCCGTCAACCAGGCGCTGCACTAGCTCAATCTGGGAAGGGGATAGCCCGGCGTCCCGCTCCAGGATGTCTGGGATGGTTTCCGCCCAGTTGACCGTGACTGATACTACCTCGGTTATTGCCTGGTGGTGGAGGTCGTAGGGGACCAGCTTGCCCATGGTTTGCTGTAGCTCTAGCTGCTTGCGCGCCGCTTCTAGGGTCTTGATCTTGGCAATCTGCTCCTCTTTGTCGGCGCGGGCTTTGGCGTAGCGCTTGTTGTCCGGGGTGGCGTAGAAGCCGCCCGGCTTTTGGCCGGAGCCCTCGCGTCGGCCGCCGTGGGTGGGGAGGTCGTCGGTCATTCGGAGGGGAAGGGTGCGCCTGTTGCCTCAAGGACCGCTTGCTTGCCGGTGAACTTTTGCCAGCGGCGCACTGCTACGTCCACATATTGGGGGCTTATCTCCATGGCGTAGCACCGGCGGCCGGTTTGTTCGGCGGCGATTAGGGTGGTTCCGGAGCCGCTGAAGGGCTCCACGCACAGACCATCGGACGGCAAACTTGACTTGATGGCGCGTGAAATCATATCGACCGGCTTAGGCGTGGCGTGTCCGTGGCGGTCGTCGCCGGTAACGCGGGGGAACTCCCATACGTCGGTCATGTTGTCGTGGGTGTTGTCGAAATAGGCTCGGGTGGCGTAGAAGTCGCGCCGAAGCGCGTCGTAGTCGCGCTTTAATTCGTCGTGCTCGCGCTTTAATTCGTCGTGCTCGCGCTTGAAGGCGTCGCCTTTTGCTGCGGCCTGAAGCTTGGCGTAGTGTTCAGCAGTAATCAGCGACCACTGGCTTTTCGTTACCCAATGCCCGCCCATATTGGTGCCGGTGATGCGGTTCAGATCTTTGACGCTCCACCCGGTTTTTTTCATTTCACCTTCAAGATAACCACGAATCGGCTCCCACCCGTCCCAATAGTTGTCGGAGTTGTTGTTGAATCCTTGCTCGCCGAGCATGAAGAACAACGCGTGTTCAGTCACAGGAACAAACCGCCTCAAGCTTTCCTGAGACATTCCTTGACCGCTTTTCTTGTTCCATACAATATAATTTCGCTTTGTTATGCGGTCATGCTCGTCATCTCGCAAGCGCAGGTAAAAAGACATCAACGAATCTTCCCACCCCCACACATACACACTAGCGTTATCATCCAGGAAAGCGCGAAAGGCGTTCCACCATTGCATCTGAAAGGCGTCGAGCTTGTCGCGGTATAGGTTGTCGTTCGCTACACCGTCTTTTTCTTTCCCCATCCCATAGGGCGGATCGGCATGGAGTAGCCCGGATTTTTGGCCATCCATCAACAACGCCACCGCGCCCGCATCCGTGCTATCCCCGCACATTAGCCGGTGTTCTCCTAGTAGCCAGATGTCGCCGGGTTGGGTGACAGGATCCGGGAGTGCTTCCGGAACTTCATCAGGGTCGGTTAGACCCTCGGTGCCAGCGGCGGAATCTTCCCCATCCAACAACCTCGCTAACTCGTCGGGATCAAAGCCAATCAGGCCCAGGTCGAATTCATCGAGTTGCAGTGCTGCCAGTTCCAGGCCAAGCAGGGCGTCGTTCCAGCCCGCTAACTCGGGAAGGCGATTGTCTACCAGGATATAGGCCCGTCGCTGCACGTCGGATAGATGGCTCAGGCGCAAGCACGGAACCTCCTCTAGGCCCAACTTGCGCGCCGCCATAACCCGGCCATGGCCGGCGATGATTCCGCCGTCAGAATCGATCAGTACCGGATTGTTGAAGCCGAACTCCCGAATGCTCGCCGCAATCTGGGCAACCTGGGCGTCAGAATGGGTGCGAGCGTTGCGGGCGTAGGGGATCAGGGATTCCGTTGGGAGCGATTCGATTTCTTTTCCCATTAAAGATCCTTTGTAAGTGTTTCCATAAGCACTTTTCATGCCTATATCAAGTTTTTCTGCTCAGAAATTTATGTAAATTCCGCGAGTGGCAAGCTCCCC